GAGGTTTTTATTCGGTTGATTTGAAGTATTTCTTTAAAGTAACTTTAGCAGTATTAACCGAGGTTGAATGATATGCCGAAATGGGCAAAATAAAAATCAGACGAAGTTCCAATAGATATAAATATCATCATCATCTACTTCAATTCTGTTGATTAATGATGTTATAACTTTAACCTTTTCCGTAAATTCTCCGTTGTCTAAGATGTTGGATATACCGGATAATCTTTTCTTTGCATCTTCGGCTGAAATTAATGGTTTGTGTTCGTTAATCGCATTCATTTCTGATTCTATACGTTTTTTGTCGGTATTTAGTGCAGTGATTTTCTTTGCCACAAAGTCAATATCAATTCCGTCTATGCTATACAAATCAGTTAGCTTATTCATTTGTTTTTCTATTTCTTTGATTCTTTTTTTATAGAATTCTTTTTTTTCTGTGATGTTATTGTTTGATTGGTTTAGTTTAATAATATTATCAACTTCGGCTGGATTTGCCACTAATGCTTTTATTTCATCAATTACTGCTTTATCCAATACGTCCATAGTCCATATTTTATTTTTGCAACTTTTATCTCGGACCATATTTTTATATGAACTACGACTATAACATTGATATTTATTATAATAATATACTTTGCTACCCTTTTCGTATCGGCGAACTCTTTTAAAATATCTTGCACCGCATTTTTTGCACCATAGAATACCTGCGAGCAAAGATGTTCTGTTAAATGCATTACGATAATGGGGATTATTTTCGGCTCTTATTTTCAATTTGGTCTGTACATTATCAAATACTTCTTGAGATATAATTGCTTCGTGTTGCCCCTTGTACAGCTCGTCACGGCAATGTGTCCATCCGGCATAAAGAGGATTTGTCAACATCTTTCTGATTCGGTGATCATACTTGAATTTCTCTGAAAATACTGATAATTTAGCCGCTATTCCCATCATAGTCATATCATCTTCCAAAAATAGACGATATGCTTCCTTTATCAATTCGGCTTCTTCTTTGTTTATTATAAGTTGACCGTCAATATAATCATACCCTGTTGGTGCTCCGCCTCCGTGATGTAGTCCTTCCTTTGCTCTTGCATCTTTTCCCATTATGGAACGTTCTCTGAATTGTTCACGTTCCAACTGTGCAAATACTGATAATATACCAATCATAGCACGTCCGAAGGGTGTTGATGTATCAAAATTTTCTGTTATAGATGCAAAATTGACATTATTTTTTATAAATACATCTTCGATTAAAAAAAGTGTATCTTTTTGTGAACGGCTTAAACGGTCTAATTTGTATACCAATACCATATCTATTTTACCGTCAGCAACATCTGATATTAATTGTTGCATTCCGGGGCGGTCAGTATTTGCACCGGAAAAGCCTGCGTCAGTATATGTTTTATATAAAATCCAACCTTTAGCGGCACAATAATTTTTTAGACGTTCTACTTGCTCGCCGATCGAATAACCCTCTCGTGCTTGCTCTTGGGTAGAAACTCTTGAATATATTCCGACTTTCATAAAAGCATCACTCCCTAAATATTGCCCTTTACTCTATGTATTCTTATTGTATTTTTTATAAAATCTTCCGTGACATTGAAATATTCAGCTAACTGCCATATTTCAGTATATCCCATTTCAAATGCTGCCAATAGTTTGTCCGCCGGAATCAATTCTTGTACTGCCCAGCGTGTTGCTTTTTCTTCCATACGCTGTCGTGTTTCATATTTTGAATCAATTTTGTAAAATGAACCTGTTTCGTGGTGCCCTAATTCATGTGAATACGCATCTATCAATTCAGGCATTGTATGAATCATTAACGGATTTAATGCAATAGCACCGGGTATGGACAATGCTTTAATTGCTCGCATTGAAAAAAAATCGACGTCTATATTATGTTGTATTGCATATTGATTGAGTTGATTTAGCATTATTTGTCCTCCGATTTGATGCTTATTTCAAATTTAAAAATTTAACAAATTCATTAATTTCATTTACTTTATATCCTTTTTCATGCCAATATCGTACACGATTATTATTTTTATTTAAACTACCGGCTATAATTGCATATTTTGCATTTTTAGCAGCTGATTTATAACATTTGCCACCGTTTTCAATGCACTTCTTTTCGATGATACCTCTGAAAGTATCAGATATGTTATCATTGTCAATAGTTCCAGTGGTGTCTAAAAAACAACGGTAAGCATCATTTGTTAATTCATCATATTTAGGAATGACACAATCAATATAATAATTAAAAAAATCAAGGTATATTCTTGAACATATTAAGCAATCATTCAGTGCATCATGTGATGAAATGTGTATATTATAGTATTTTTTTATTGTGCTTAATTTATAATCGGGTAACGAAAGTATGTCTTTAGCATAATCAAGCGTGTCGTGCACGTTATTACGCAAAATATTCATTCCCGTACAATTTAATGCGGTTTGCAAAAATTTCATATCAAAAGCTGAATTATGTGCCACTAAATCATAATCACCAACAAATTCAACGAATTGTGGCAATACCACTGATATGTCCGGAGCAGATGCAACGGTTGATGCGTAGATATGATTAACTTTAGATGCACTTTTTGAAATTGGAACATTAGGTTTGACATATGTAGAAAAACGTGCTGTTTCTACTCCATCTATGTATTTGATTGCACCTATCTGTATTATCTCATCATATGAAGCGTCAAGTCCTGTTGTTTCTAAATCGAAAACTACAAACGTATTGATACACTCTTCGGGTGTATTATAAAAATTGATTACTTCCTTCTTGACGTTTTTTATACCTGGGTTAGGTTGTTTGACCGTCACCTCCGAGGGTGGTGAAAACGTACCCGTTTCAAGTTGTTCTGCGATATTGCGTTGTTTTTTTGCAACACAAAACAAAAAAATGGAGAATATAATTCCAAGGAGTCCTGCAAAAGGTATAACTAAGCATAATAATAAACTAAGCAAACATAATAATATGCTTAAAATTAAAGTAATAATCGAAAATGATTTTATGGTGGTTGGTGGATATTCCCATATTTTTTTTGTAAATAAATTTTTTTCATTTTTCATTAGTGCATTTCCCCTTTTTTATATATTCCTTTGTGTTGCAGTTCGGTAAATCAAAACAAGCAGTTTAATATTATTCTTGTCGTTGTGATTTTTTAAATTTAACATATGACAGAATGTCCTGTTTTTCGTCATCTGTTAAATCGTGTATCTCACCGTATAATGCGAATTCAATTCCGCTTAACTGTTCGTCTAAAGTATTTGCTTTTTTTTCTTCCCCAACTAAAAAATCAACAGTTACATCAAAATAATTAGCCAATTTTTTTATAATGTCAATACTGGGTTCACTATCTCCACGTTCATATTTAACATATGTTGTTCTGTCTACGCCAAGATACTTTGCTACATCCTTTTGATATACACCTTTTTTTGTTCGCAATTCCCTAAGGATATTCATGATAATCACCTCAAAAACATTATATGTGAAAAAACTTCACATAGCAAGATAAAGTGAAGAAAATTCACCTATTTTTCGAAAAAGTCTTGACAAGTGAGAAAACTTCACTTATAATATAAATCACAAGTGAAGGAACATCACTTTAGGGAGGTGAGAAGAATGAACAATTTAAAAATGTTACGAGAAAAAGCAAATTTGACACAAGAAAGTCTTGCAAAGTTAATCAATGTCGATAGGTCAACCATCGCGAAGTGGGAAACAGGCGAAGCATCGCCAAGAAGTGATAAGTTGCCGACACTTGCGAATGTATTGAATTGTACAATAGACGACTTATTTTAAAAATAATCTGCTGGCATATGCCAGCCACTCTGTTTTTGTTTTTTGTATCTGTTTGGGTTTCCATTTAGCAAACAGTGACTCCTTTCTTGTGGCAGAGTGGTTTACATATGTCAGCAGAAAAATATTTAATCACAGGTTGAGGTGAGTCACCCAGCATCCCCAATGTAAAGTTGAAAAATAAATATTATTATTATGAACTTTAGCTGGGGTGGCTCACTTGAGCCTGTGACAGGAAGGAGAAACAAAATGATAACTATAGGCTGGGTATTAATTGTTGCCGGTTGTAGTTTGTTGGCGTATTACAAAAAATGAAAACTGTAACATTCAAATACGATACTATATTCAAAAAAAGTATGAGTTTTACAATGCAAATTTCAGATGAACTGTATGACGCATTGAAAATTCAAGATAAAATGCAGGATTTTCGCGTCAGCGAAATCCTAGATGATATTGCATCAATGCTATCAATAGTTGCCGAATTGCAGGGCTTTGGTGCAATTAAAGGCGGTTATAGTATTGATTTTAATGACAATTAAAAAAATTACCGCCATTTGCTTATGAAAAGGTAGAAAAACGGTGAAAAATAAGGACTTAAATAATGAGAGGACAAAAAAAGCACCTCTCGGAATAGGACAAAATACATAATTCATAAATATGGAACGGGGTGATAAAAATGAGAATACATCACATATTAGCGAACGGAAAAGAAGTTGAAAGTGTGGCAGGAAAAGTTATCAATGTGTCGGAATTTCCTATGTTATCTTCTGTTTTTCGTTCGGTAAATCAACGAATTCAAGAACAGGCAACCGAAAACGAAGAAAAAGGAGCATAATGCTCCTACGGTTGGACAAGCAAAGGAGGAGAGAAAAATGAACAAAGTAATGCTGATAGGTCGTATTTGTAACGACCTAAAAAAGAAGTACATAGGTGACAGTACCGTTGTTCAAGTGTCTTTGGCAGTGCAAAGACGTTTCAAAAATTCTAAAAATGAGTATGATACAGATTTCGTTCAATGCGAATTGTGGGGACACAATGCGGATTTTCTTGAAAAAAACTTTTCAAAGGGCGATATGGTCGCATTTGAAGGTGCAATCAGGAACAACAACTACGAAAAAGATGGTGTTAAGCACTATTCAAACAAAATAGTTGTAGAATCAGTGTATTTCACCGGAAGTACATTGATGAAGAAAAAACAATAATTGTGCAATTTGACTTAAATAAACCCTGCGGAAAGGTAGGGTTTATTCGAGTACGCTTGAAAATGGACGAGATACAAAAAAGAAAAGGAGGACATTATAATAATGGCGATTTACAGAATACACAAAGAGGACAACTTTGTAATTATTGATAAAGCCTTTCTGCTGAATGAAGAAATCAGTTTGAAAGCTAAGGGACTTTTAGCCCTGCTGTTGTCATATCCGGATAACTGGCAATTTTACAAAGCAGAAATAGTACAGCACACAACAGACAAAGAAAATTCATTAAACAGTGGGCTAAAAGAGTTAATAGAAAACGGCTATATAGTGCGAAAGCAACGCAAAGATGAAAACGGAAAGTTTGAAGGTTATGAATATCACGTTTACGAAAAACCGTCAACGGAAAAACCATCGACGGAAAAACCATCGACGGAAAAACCATCGACGGAAAAACCATCGACGGAAAAACCGTCAACGGAAAAACCATCGACGGAAAAACCATCGACGGAAAAACCGATACTACTAAATAATAAAAATACTAAGAATAAAAACACTAAGAATAAAAACACTAAGACCACTCCGTCACCGGAGTTGGTGTCTGAGTTCAAGGAGTGGTATTCAAAATATCCGCACCCACGAAATGAACAACAGACCATGAAGAACTACATCAACACCCGAAAGACCTATTCAGCCGAACAGTTGATGACTGCACTGAATAATTACCTCGCTGAAATAGAGGAACAGCACACAGACAAACGCTATATTAAATATTCCACCAATTTTGTGGGACAAGAGAAAGCGTTTGTTGATTACTTAGACACACCGGCACAGCCGGCTTTGACTGAGGAAACAGATGATAGTTACATCGCCACAATCGAGGCGGAAGACCCTGAGTATGCCGCACGACTCCGAAGGAGGGATAACGATGTATGAACAACAACAAATTCCTGCCAACTATGAGGCGGAGCAGGCAGTCGTTGGTGCATTAATCATTGGTGGCAATGTGGATGAATTAACCACCGAAGTCAACCTAACACCCAATGATTTTTATTTCAGTGATTGCAAATTGGTGTACAAATGCATTTTGTACCTAAACGACAAAAACGACAAAATCGACATAGTGACGGTAGATAGTACATTAAAAACCGCCAAAGAATACAAGGGAATTGAATTTCTGAAGGGTGCGATCAGCAACAACCCAACGAAACATAATTTAATTTACTATGGTAAAATCGTAAAAGAATATGCGAAACGTCGTTGGTACATAGATATGTCAAATAAAATATTGACTATGGCAGGCAATACAACATTGCCAATAGAAAAAATATCCGACAAAGTGGAATATATGCTGGCAACGGAGAGTGATTCTATCAATGTCAATACCGCAGACGATTTGATAATGCAGACGTATGACACCATTGCAAAAGCAAGTGAAAACAAAGGTAGTATTCCGGGACAGGCAACAGGATTTGATAACATAGATTTGAAAATGGGCGGTATGGACGGATTGGCTGTTTTAGGTGCCAGACCGGGTATGGGAAAAACCGCATTTGCATTAAATGTTGCTGAACATATAGTTTACAACGAATTAAAACCGGTAGTATTTTTTTCGTTGGAAATGGGCGCACAACAGTTAATGCTCCGTCTGGTATCCTCGATGACACGCATTAAATATTCTGCATTGCGATACGGAGAATTAGAAGATGATGATTGGACAAAACTCGCCGGTTTCATGAACCAATCAGAAAAAACAAAAAAATTGTTAATCTGTGATGAACCCAAGATGACAGTGCGAAAAATTCGTTCGGTTTGCCGTAGGTTAAAAAAACAATATGGCTCTTTGGGGGTGGTGATTATTGACTATTTGCAATTAATTGAAATGCCAAACAATAAAAACTGCACAAAGGCACAAGCTGTTGGTGAAGTTAGCCGAGAACTGAAAATTTTAACGAAAGAATTAGGTTGCCCGATAATTGCTCTTTCACAGCTGAATAGAGCAAATGAGCAACGGTCGGACAAAAGACCGACACTTGCCGATCTTCGTGACAGCGGAGCTATTGAACAAGATGCCGACAGTGTAATGTTCATCCATAACGAAGACGCATACAGAAAAGACAAATCACAACCACCAACAGGTAAAGTTGAGATATTGTTACCAAAATCAAGGTTTTCGCAAACAGGAACAATGTTTTTAAAATTCCAACCGGAATATATGAAATTTTCAAATTGGAATGTGAAAAAAGACCCATTTAAACGCAGTAAAAATTCGGCGGCAGTGTGGGACAAACCAGATAGTGAAACTGAAGAAAACAGTGATGAAAAAGTAAGCTGAATTCCGAAAATATAATCAGTTTTTAATGGTTATAAAATCGCAAAAAAACATAATTGATTTTATAATCAAAAAAAACGGCTTAGAACATCAGATTTTAAGCCGTTTCTACGAAAATATAATCACTATTTTTATTTGAATATTAGCCATAGAATAAAAGATAAAAAAATCGAATCAAAATTTATTGCGAAGAAAGGAGTAGCAAAAATGAAGTTCAGAACATTCAAATATAACATCATTAGGGCAATCAAAGTTATAAATCATGCTGTCAATGCAGAAACAATGAAGATGTTGGGCGGTATTCTGATAGATGCCAATGCACCGAATATGGTGGAATTGACAGCATATTCAAATGACATAAAAATCAAATATTATATTCGTGCAGACGTTGAGCAGAAAGGGACGGTTGTATGTAACCCAAAGTATTTGATGAACATTTCAAAAGGTGAAAATATGGAGGTTATAATATCAACCGACAAAGACAATGTCATTGAAATGAAAATCGGAACATACAAGCAGAAATGGCAAGGAACAGTTGCGGAAAATTATCCGAAAATATCAATGCCGGAATGCAATAATGAATTGATGTTAGAACAGGAACGGTTTAGAGAAATTTTAACTAAAACTGTGCCGTTTGCAGCACCGACAGTCGGATACAGACCGCAGTATAACGGCGTGTTATTTGACATAAAAAACGAAACATTACACAATGTTTCAACTGACGGAAAACGAATGGCACATATAACTACACCTGTTGGCACATATGAAAATATGTCGTTTGTAATAACGCTTCCTGCGGCAAAGGAACTGTGTCGTATTGAAAGTGAAAATCCGCTGTTGCGTATTATTGTTGATAATACAAATATGCGGTTGTTGTTAGATTACAGTGAATTTATAGTTGTCGCCAGTACATTTAATGAAAATGGTTATGTCAAATATGACAATATGATGAATCGTGAATCTGATATAACTGCAACGGTAAAACGTGCAGAGTTTATGCAGATGATTGAACGCGGTAAATTCGTTTCGGAACAGGGCAAAACAAAAGTTCCGGTAACGTTGGAATTGAAAGATGATGTTTTGAAATGCAATGGCAGAAATCTTCGCTGCCAGCTAAAAGATGAAATAGATGCCGATATAGCCGGCAATATTAAAATCGGTTTCAATGCTGATTTTTTAATGGATATGATAAAAACAATACGGTCCGACAATGTTGTTTTGGAATTGAAATCACAGAAAGACGCATTGATAATAAAAGACGGTGATACAGAATTATTGTTGTTGCCGGTGATAGTGTGAAAGGGGACAGTAAAATGCGAAAACGATATTGTAGTATGTGTGGTCGTTTGATGGACGAACACATTGACGAAAACACAGGAAAACCGTTCGATATTCAGTTATGTTCCGGTGTATGTATAGGTGCTGCATGGCGAAATGTTACGAAATCAATTAAAAATGGTGTACAACCACAATGGACGGCAGCAGTACTACGCAGAAAAAGTAAAGCGTTTGAGTATCATAATCAGATAGTAAACTTGTTAAATAAAAAATTTACGCAAAAAAAAATTGCCGAGGCATTAGGAATATCTCACGGCACAGTTTATTCATCGTTGAAACAATACGGAAGGGAGTTTATTTAAAATGAATTTAAAAGTTGAAAATATATGTGATATATCACATTGCCAAAATAAAAATTTTTATGCCGTTTTGAATGTAAATGATAGGTGCATGGATTTTGATTGTCGATGTAATCGTGTGAAATTCATGGATGGTTTTGTGGTTTTTCAAGAACATACAAACGAAAATGATGTGACACTGGCGATAATTCCGAAAGAAAATATACTTTTTATCGCAACGGAGTAGGTTCATATATGGAAGCGGTTAGAGAATGTAATAATTTTTTAAGAAAAGAAAATAAGGACACAGAAGTAGCAGAATAAAGAGGAATAATAGTTGAAAATCAAGGGGTGAAGTAATTATGTTAGTTCCTGCAATCCTATATAAGGAGCAAATTTCAAAAGAGTTTCAAAGAAAATTTTACACGGAAGATATGTTTTTGGAAACGGGAAGTCTTTATCAATGGTCGCCGGAGATATTAGATAATCCTGCTGACGGTCAATTTGATTATGCGATTATACATAATAATAAATTAATCGGTTATTTATCATACAGAGTAGATTACTACTGTTCAAAGGTGTACAATTTTGGGCTTATGTCTTTCGATAAAGGAAATTTTGTTGTTGGCAAGGACGTGCTTGATAAAATGGAAGAACTTGTCGAGCTGTACCACAGAGTTGAATGGAGAATGATTTGTGGAAATCCGGTTGAACGGAGCTATGACAGATTTTGCAAAAAGCATAATGGCAAAAAGCATATTTTAAAAGATGCGATAAAAGATAAATATGGTAATTATCGTGATGACGTTATTTATGAAATTGTTGGAGGAAAATTTCAACCAATATGAAATCGGCGAGGAATTTTATGAGGAGGAAAAGTAAATGAAAAGAAGATTTATAAAAATAATTGGAATATTGATGATGTTTTGCATAGTGGTAATGCTGACGGCATGTTCAGAGGCGGAAATGGTAAACTACAATATGTCAAAACAGGCAGACTATTTTGAATGTGAACGGAAAATCACCGTTTACAACGCACGAACAGACAATATTGTATTAGAGGCAGAGGGATATATGAGCATATCCAATAATGCAAATAACGAATTAGTGATAACTGTTAAAACAGGCGAAAATTCGTACAAGAAAAACTATGTGTATTTAAACGAATACACAATGTATGCAGTTGAAGATATTACAGGGACGCATACAGACCCGTATCATTATAAATTATACTGGCATACACACGAGGGCGTGAGCATTGAGGCGAAATAACGAGGAGGGAAAGTAATGCAAGTAGAATTAAAAGTGAACGATAAAAGCGTTCAGGCTGAAATACCTGAGGAACAGTTAAAAGAGACAGTATTGTTTGAACAGCTAAAAAAGCTGGGATTGATTGAGGATAAACCTAAAACTGGCTATGAGAGAGTTAAAAAAGGTGAAATGTATTATGTAATTGATACAGAATACAATAGTATGTTGAAAATTACAGAGTTTAATGACAAAGAGGATGAGCAATGTTATAACACAGGCAATTATTACAATGATAAGATAATTGCCGAGAACAATGCAAGAGCAGACAGATTGCTTCGTCAGCTAAGACAGTGGCAGGCGGCAAATGACAAGTCTATTTCAGAAAAAGATTGGAACGATGAAAGTAAAAAGAAGTGGTTTGTTGCGTATAGTTATGGTGCTGAAAAATTGTACGCAGACTATTATTATATTATGCGATTACCTAATACAATACATTTCGCCACCAAAGAAAAAGCAGAGGAAGCTATCGAAGTATTCAGAGATGAATTGATATGGTATTTCGTTGAATACCAACAACGCCTTGACGAAGAATAAGCAATAAGCAAAACGGGGGAGTGAAAGCATGACGACAAAAGAATGGTTACAGAGAGGAATTGAGATTGAAGAAGAAATTGCTGATTTGCAGGCGGTTAATCCGGTTGTATTTTTGGACGAAATAAATGTAGCGGTTTATGAACAAAACATCAAAAACAGAATTGGCGAATTGTACAAAATAAAAAATGAAATTCTTCAAACAGTGAATCAGGTCGAAAGTGCTACACTCCGAAGACTGTTGCTTAAGAGGTATATTCAAAATTTAACGTGGGAAAAGATTGCAGAACAGCTAAACTATTCATACAAACACGTTGTACATATTCTTCACCCCAAGGCACTGTCTGCAATCAAAAGAGTTTTAGAAAAAGATTAAGCCGGATTTTATTTCGGCTTCTTTTTTTGTGCGAAATTTTATAAAAATCCATAAAACCATCATTATGTAATAGAATGTAACATTGATCCTGTGGTAGTATATGAATCGAAGGGTGAACTGCCGTGAGGCAGTGGGAAAAAATATCTCAAAGTAAAAGAGGGAATAGAGATATTAAGATAGGCATAGACACGCTTGAAGTATTCAGCGTACCATGTTTATGCTGATTATACGGAATGTATATGTTAATGCATATACATTCTGTTTTTTATTTTGGATAAAGAAAGGGACATAATTATGGAGCTATTGCAATTAGTTGAAAAATTCAAGAACGTTTTCAGCATAGAAAAAATTGAAGATGTTGTTGATGAATTAAAATCAACATTGTTAAATGCGGAAAAGTGTCGAAAGCTATGCGAAGATTGGATTTTAATATGTCCCGATTTAACAATAGATTATATGCAAATGATATTTCAATATTATTTTGCCGACCGCAAGGAAAAAATGCAAGACTACACACCGAAAAGCCTTGCGGTAGCGGTTGCAGAGTTATCAAAAACCAAAGATGAAAAAATTTGTTTAGATTTGTGTGCGGGAAGTGGAGCATTGACAATCCAAAAATGGAACGAGAATAACGATTTAAAATTTATATGCAAAGAATATGATAGTCGTGTTATTCCGTTTTTGTTGTTTAATTTGGCAATTAGAAATATTGACGCCGAAGTTATCCATTGTGATGTATTGTCAGATGAAAATTTCAAAACATACAGGACGCAAAAGGGTGATAGATTTGCAACGGTTAAAGAAGTAGATAAGAGTGAATTTAAAGCTGATTGTTGTATATCAAATCCGCCGTACAATATGAAATGGGAACAGCCGGTATTTGCACAATTACAGAATAGATTTTCACAGTGCGAAGTACCGCCGGAAAGTAATGCGAATTATGCGTTTATATTGACTGCGTTAGATGAAATTAATGGCAAGGCAAGTTTTATATTGCCGAATGGCGTGTTAAGCACTGACAATCAAAAGGAAAAGCAAATAAGACAGTATTTAGTCGAAATGAATTTCATAGAAAGTATAATTGTATGTCCAGATAAAATGTTTGAAGTTACGTCAATACCAACGTGTATTATAACATTTAACAAAAATAAAAAACATTCAACGATAGAAATGATTGACCTGCGACAGAGGTATGAAACGGAACAACGAATGCAAAACGGACAGTTTGGCGGCAAAAGTCACACTAACAGGACATACGCAAAAGAGGTCAAGATTATATCCGAAAGTCAGATACAAGATGTATTAATACAAATTGAACAGTACGGAAATATAGCGGGTTACTGCAAGGCAGTAAGCATTGAAGAAATAAAAAACAATAATTATGTATTGGTGCCAAGCCGATACATAGAGTTTGAGAATATAGAAAATGCACATAGACCGTACAACGAAATAGTTGCGGATATTAACAGAATTATAACTGAAAAAAATACTTGTAAACTAACAATAAACGAAACAATCGCCAAGTCTTTAGGATTTGACATTGAACTGTTCAAGCAGGACAACGGTACAAATAATGATTTCTCAAAATTGACAGAAAAAATATGTGGTGAAAAGATTGTAAAAAATGATTATTTCAAAACAACAAAAAATAAAAATGAAATAACATTTTCAAATAACAGCAAAGAAAATATTTCAAGCATTCTTATGATGATATTTAACACGTGGAAACAACACATATATTATCTAATTTTTGAAGAAAACAGATATTTAGCAGAACTTCGGGACGCACTGTTGCCGGAGCTGATGAGTGGCAAGATTGATGTAAGCAATATATAAACGGTAGAAAGGATAAAACTATGTTTGAAAAAATAAAAAAATATTTGCGAAAAAAGAAGTTTGAATATAAACGCAGAAAATTCTGCACTGAATGGAACAGACGAAACAGAAAATGGCGTGAATGTCGTCACAAACGTAAAATGTTTGAAAGAGATCTGCGTAGGTGGCTAAGAGAATACGAAGGGTGATTGTATGAATACGGTTGAACCAATTCGTGATAAACGTGATGTATACGCAATCAAAAAATATCTGCGTCAAAAGGATATTAAATATTACATTATGTTCATTACAGGTATTTCATTAGGATTGCGTATTAATGAAATTTTGAAAATGACAGTAGGTGACGTTAAGGGACGTACTACTGCAACGTTCCGGCAGAGCAAGACCGGAAAGGAAATCACGGTTGCATATAACGATGAGCTGTTGAGAGAATATAAAACCTACTGCGAACACCGTACACCGGAAGAAGCATTGATACCAAATCCAAACAATGAATACAAACCGATAACACGTGACATGGCGTACAAGATTTTGCGTGAAGCAGCGGACCATGTAGGTATCAGATACAAAGTCGGCACACACACATTACGGAAGACGTGTGGCTACCACTATTACAGACAAACACACGATATAGTTACACTGCAAATATGGTTTAATCACCGTAATGCCAGTGATACTTTGCGGTATATTGGCGTTACAAAAGACAGTGTATTAACTGCTATGAAAAACTTTAAAATCTAACTTTGTTATACATAAATGCTCAACGTATAATGAAATCCCAGTTTTTTGTGTGCATTTATTAGTAGGAACTGAACTGATTCAATTATACACAATAACGGGTTATGTATAATAGACCGAAAGGACGAATGACAATGGCACAGGCTGCACTACACGTATGTAACAAATGCGGATGTCACCGACTGACACACGACACATATTGTGAATTACATCAACATTTGAAACGACAATATGACGACCACAGGGAATCGGCGAGCAAGCGAGGATATAACGGACGTTGGCGAAAAGCAAGCAAGACATATCTATTGTCACATCCGTTTTGCATTCGCTGTCTGCAACAGGGAAAATACGAGAAAGCCACAGTTGTAGACCACATCACACCGCACAAGGGAAATCAACAGCTGTTCTGGGACAGGAACAATTGGCAACCACTGTGCAAGCAATGCCATGACCGTAAGACAGCGACAGAAGACGGCGGTTTTGGTAGATAATATTAAAAATTTTTTTCTTTCATGAAGATTTTTTTTCACGGGAGGGGGTATCAAAATTGTTTTTGCGAATGTGCGGTAGACCGTTGCCATATATAGAGAGACACGCACGCAAGTTTTCGAGAGGGGGTTAAACCAAAAATGGGAGCAAGAGGACCAACGAAAAAACCGGCAGAGCTGGAGGAACTACACGGCAATCCCGGACATAGAAAAACTGAAAACAGATTGCAATTTTCAAAACCGGAAAAAGTTCCGTCACCGCCGGTGTTCCTAAATAAAATTGCAAAAAAAGAGTGGAAACGATTAGCACCGATTGTATTCAATGCCGGAATGCTGACGGATGCAGATGTAGGAACATTTGCCGCATACTGCGATTCATATGCACAGTGGGTATTAGCTGAAAAGGCGATACAGGCAAAACAACCGGACAAAAATTCTCCTGCACCGCTGACGTTTATCACCGCCAAAGGGTATGAACAACAAATACCTGAAATCAGCATTTCAAACACTGCAAAAAAACAAATGCTGACGTTCGCCAAAGAGTTCGGATTGACACCGTCATCAAGAACCGGAATGACAAATCCGGTAGAAACCGAGGACAAAAAAGCAAGTATTATGGAATTCATAAGCAAGAAGAACAGGAGTGCGTAAACTATGGATTCGGTAACATCATATGCAAAAAAAGTCGTAGCCGGCAAGATTATTGCAGGTGATTCGGTAAAAAAAGCGTGCAAGCGACATCTGAAAGATTTAAAAAAATCTAAAAGAAAAGATTATCCGTACTACTTTGATGCAGAGCAAGCAGAATATTGTTTTGCATTCGCTAAAAATTACTGCCGACACAGCAAAGGAAAGTGGGCAGGCAAGCCACTGATATTAGAAGATTGGCAGAGATTTGTTGTAGGTTCTATATTCGGGTGGAAGCGTAAAGATGATGATACACGCCGATTCAGATATTTTTACATTCAGGTGGCACGAAAAAACGGAAAATCTACGTTAATGGCGTTCATCGGACTATATGTTATTGTTTGTGACGGTGAAAACGGTGCTGAAATTTATTCGGCAGCAACCAAAAAAGACCAAGCACGAATTATATTCGATGAGGCTAAGAATATGATTGGGAAGTCACCGGAGCTACGAACTATACTGACAACGTATCGGAACAACATCACTTTTGACGCACAATTATCAAAATTTGAACCGCTATCGTCAGACAGTGAAACTTTGGACGGTTTAAATGTGCATTTGGGATTGATTGATGAGTTACACGCACACAAAACAGGTGATGTGTACAATATTTTGGACAGTGCGACAGGTGCAAGAACACAGCCATTAATCGGAACAGGAACGACCGCAGGCAGAAATCCAAACTGTTTTTGTAAGGAATTATATGACTATTACAAAAATATTTTGAATGAAACGGTTGAGAATGAAGATATTTTCATTTACATAGCAGAATTGGACGAAAATGACGATTGGACAGATCCGCAGAATTGGATAAAAGCCAATCCGAATATGAATGTCAGTGTCAACCTAAAAGATATGGAAAGTGTTTATACTGCATCTAAAAATATTCCGTCAAAATTGAACGAATTCAAGTGTAAAAAACTGAATATGTGGGTTACTGATACCGCTTCATGGGCAAATATGGAGCAGTACAATAAACCACCGACTTTGAAAATCACCAAAGAAGATTTAATCGGTAAAAAGTGTTATGCCGCAGGCGATTTGGCGGTCCGTAACGACTTGGCAAGTGTCGTTTTTGAATTTCCTTTGAGTGACAGGTATTTTGCAGTTTTGCACCACAGTTTTATACCGGAAGACAAGATTTTCGATAATTCACAGAAACATCACATTGATTATCAACGGTATATTGATATGGGATATATAACGGCAACACCCGGTAATGCTGTTGATTTTGACTATATCGAAGATTATATCCTGCGAATGCGTGATAAGTATGACATTTTGGAAGTCTGCTTGGACCCGTGGAACGCAACGCAGTTGGAATCGCACCTAATTGACGAGGGTATGAAAGTTGTTGAGGTCCGACAAGGATTTAAAACATTATCAGAGCCGACCAAAGAATTGGGGATAACGATTGAAGAACGCAAATTAATACACTTTGACGATCCGATATTGAAGTGGGCGGTTGGAAATACAGTAGTTACGTTTGATGAAAACGGTAATGTTAGACCGAATAAGGCGAAAAGTATCAATAAGATTGATCCTGCAATGGCACTGATAATAGCACACACCAGAGCATATACACATGAATTGAATTATGTTGATGTCAATGCAATAGCAGCGGCACAACTGGCAGAATATGAAGAAATGTTGAGAGGTCAGATATAATGAAATTTTTTAACAGAATAAAATCGGCATTTTATGCACTGACGCATGATACAACGACAATATCATTGTTAGATGAACGATTTTGGACGCAGTACGGCAGTATACGGAACAGTAAACTGTCGGAAGTGACATATTTCACCTGTCTAAAAACGTTGTCTGAGGCGGTTGCAAAGTTGCCGTTAAAGATGTATCAGGAAACACCGAAAGGTGTAAGCAAGGCAAAAAATTCAGCATTATACAATGTGCTGAAAGTACGACCGAATAAGAATATGACTGCAACAACATTTTGGGCAACAGTTGTAACGGTGATGTATCATTACGGAAATTGTTATGTATATATCGCACGGAACAAAGAGCCTGAGTTGTTAATATTGGATAACCGATATATGACTGTCTATGATGACAATGCGAAGTTAATAGATGATAACGGCGGAGTTTGGTATATATATTCAGAACCGGTAACCGGAAAGGTATATAAATTCAGCACTGATGAAATATTGCATTTTAAAACATATATGACGTTTGACGGCATTATGGGATTGGCGGTTAAGGACGTGCTGGCACTGACGATTGACGGAGCAATGGACAGTCAAAAATTTATCAAGAATTTATATGAAACAGGTTTGACAGGTAAAGTCGCTGTTGAATATACAGCAGATTTGAATGAGGATTTGCGAAAGAATTTAATCAGCACTATTGAAACGGCAACATCGGCAAACAGTGCATTAACATATATTCCGATTCCTGCCGGAATGAAGTTAAACCCGTTAAATTTGAAATTGACGGACGCACAGTTTTTAGAATTAAAAAAATATACGGCATTGCAAATAGCCGGAGCATTCGGAATTAAACCGAATCAGCTAAACGATTATGAGAAATCAAGCTATGCAAACAGTGAAGCACAGCAACAAGCATTTTTGACCGACACAATGTTGGTTATTCTAAAGGGTTTGGAAGAAGAATTGGCAAGTAAATTGCTAACATCAGAAGAACTTCAACAAGGATATTTTTTCAAATTCAATGTTGATGTCGTGCTACGAGCGACATTTTCACAAAGAATGGAAGGTTATGCGAAAGCCAGACAAAACGGCTGGTTATCCGCTAATGATATACGCAGTAAGGAAGATATGCCACATATTTCCGAAGACGAAGGCGGTAATGCATACCTAATTAACGGCAATATGATACCGTTAAAAGTTGCTATGGAAGGAGGAAATCAGAAAAATGTCAAGACACAGAAATAAGAAACAGAATAGTTTTAACTGTTATATCCGAAATCAGACCGATGATTCAGCCGATATTTATTTTTACGGCGATATAGTCGGAAATGATGGGGATAAATGGTGGGGAAATGATGATAAATGCCCATCTGACGTAGCCACACTGTTGAAAGAATGTGAAAATGTCAGTCAGTTAAACATTTATGTGAATAGTAACGGCGGTGACGTGTTTGCCGGCAATGCTATTTATAATATGCTGAAACGACATAAAGCACACAAAACAGTGTATGTTGACGGCTTGGCGGCATCTATTGCGTCTGTCATTGTTATGGCAGGTGATGAAATCATTATGCCGGCAAATTCCTATTTGATGATCCACAAAGCGTGGACGTATGCAATGGGAAATGCCAACGATTTGCGTGAAACAGCGGACAGATTGGAAAACATCGAACAAACGATTGTTGATACATACATGGAAAATGTCGCTGAAAATATCACCGAAGATGACATCAAACAGAAAATGTCTGATGAAACGTGGTTGTCGGCAAAGGATGCGGCGGAATTATTCCCACGAATACAGGAAGATGAAAACATAGATGTGGCAGCGTGTATTTCGTCTATAACTTACAACAATATTCCTAAAAATGTCGTTGTCAAAAATGATGACGAAGATGATGAGGAAGAAGATCCGGACGAAGAAGAAGATCCGAAACCAAAAAAGACGGATGAAGATGACGAGGAAGAAGATCCGGACGAGGAAGAACAGAAAGAACAGAAAGAAAAAAACAGTAACGAATTGGATATGTTAGACAATTTCGTATTTATGGAAGGAGCAATAGAAAATGAACAAGAAGATGCGTGAATTACTAGCAAAAATTAAAGAGAAAAATTCACAAGCAAGAAATTTTCAAAATGAAGGTAAGGTTGATGAGGCGAAGCAACTAATTGACGAAATCAAGGATTTGCAAACATCATACGAAAATGAAAAAGCATTATTTGAAATGGAAAGGGACAACGTACCAGAAGAACCAAAGAACAAAACAACAGCAAACGGTTTTTCTGTTATGGCAAAGATTGCACTAAGAAAAAAATTGACCGAAGCGGAAAATGCACTGGTTACAGGCACAAACGGTACAGACGGTGAGAATTTTCTAATTCCTGAAGATGTTGATACAACAATCAGAGAATTAAGAAAGACATATATGTCAGCAAAAGATTTGGTAACAGTAGTACCGACATCATCATTAACCGGTAGTTTCGTATTTGAAAAGGGTGTTCCGACAGGTTTGGCAGATTTTGAAGATGGCGATACACTCACAGAAGGCACTAAACCATCATTTGAACAGAAAAAATTCCAAGTTACACACAAAGGTAAGGTTTTCCCTATTTCAAATATACTATTGGAATCGGAAAAGGCTGGTTTGACATCATACCTAAATAACTGGTTTGTTAAAAATTCAATCATCAGTGAAAATACAGACATTTTCACAGCATTGCAAAACGGTAAAACGGCAAAGGCAATAAAGGGATTAGATGAATTGAAATCGTCAATCAACAAAGATTTGGACCCATCCGCCCGAATCGGTGCAGTTATTGTCACAAACCAAACAGGATTTGACATTATGGACAGCGAAAAGGACGCAGTCGGCAGACCGATTTTAAAGGAAGACTATGTAACACCGACACAAAAGTTGTTCCAAGGACTACCTGTAATTGTGTTCCCAGATGCACAACTGCCAAACACCAAAGCAGGACAAGCACCGATTTTCTACGGAAATCTTAAAGCCGGTTGTTATTTCATTGATAGGAAAGGTTATCAGTTTGCAGTATCAACTGAATATCAATTCGGTGCAAATATGACAACTATGCGTGTGATCGAAAGCTATGACGTCATTCAGGCAGATAGTTCTACATACATCTACGGAACAATAACGGCAGCAGGAAGCAAGGCTGTAACGACAAAAGCAGCTGCGTAATGAATGGGAGGGGTGAAGAATGTCCCTAACATTAGACGAAGTAAAGAATTTTCTGCGATTAGATACATCCGATGATGATACATTGTTGGAAATATACATATCAACGGCGGAAGAATACGTCAAATCAGCATGTGGTAGGCAGGTAGATCTGGACAATCCCAAAGCACATACCGTAATGCTGATGTTGGTGGGCGACTATTACGAAAACCGTAGTCCATACGGACAGACAAAGTATAGTCAGAATGTTTCAACTATGCTAATGCAGTTACAGTTGGAAACACCACAAGATACTGATGATGAGGTGAAAGAATAATGGATTTTGCAAAGCTAAGGCACAAAGTTGTATTTTTAAAGCCGTCAACATCAGAAATAAACGAACAGTTAGAACAAGTTATCGGGTGGTTTCCGTTCCACCCGGTGACAAAGACTGCAAGTGATGATGTATATTCTACGCAAGACGGCGAAATCTGTTTTAAAAGCGGAGTTTTAAGCGGTTTAAATAATGTGTTTGCCAATTACGGTGTTCGTGCATATGTTTCGCCTGCAACAGGCAGGGAATATGATGAATCGCAGAAAATTAGAGCAGAAACAACATACAACGTGGTAACACGTTATTTTAACGGCATTGAAAGTAATATGAAAATTCTGTACGGTGCAAAGGTATTTGACATAGTATCCGTATTGGATATAAATGAGAGTCACAGGGAATTAAAAATCGTATGTTCAGAGGTGGACAGATATGGCAAGAGCGAATAAAGATGTATTCGGTTTTGATGAATTGGAAAAATCGTTCAAACGTTTTGAAAAAAACTATCCGGACAAAGCAGATGCACTTTTAATGGCACAGGGACAAGCAGTCAATAGAAAGACAAAATCGCTTTCGCCCGTAAAGACGAAAAAGCTCCGCAATTCGTGGCGATTAAAGAAAGTCAAACTATACAAGGGTGGAACAGTTCGAGTTGTGCGAATACAATCAGGAGCACCACATGCACATTTAGTTGAATATGGACACGAAATATATCGAGGTGGAAAGACACGAGTACGAGGGAAAAAATTAAACCGAGTAGAGTTAGCAGCAAGAGGAGTTAAATTTCTTGGTCGAGTTGAAGGTAAACTTGTACTTTATACAGCAATGAATGAAGCCAAAAATAGATTTGACCGTGAGGCAGACAAGATGTTAGATAGATTAGTGGAGGAATTTGATAATGATTAAATCACCAGATATACGCAGATTTATAGCTGAAAAAATGAAGAAATCGGGGTTTAACGTAATAGCTTCGGAAATTCAAGAGGGTTATCCTAAACCGGCAGTATTTGTCTATGTGTATCCAGCGTCGATAACAAAATCCGGAGGATATTTGGAGGATGACGTTTATAGTGTAAACATTCAGTATATTCCAAAATCTGAAATAGCACAAGAATGTGCCGAGGCGGCGGAAAAGATTCGTGAAACATTGATGTATAGCACGATTGACATACAGGACAGACATTTAACAATGGAAACAATAGAAATGGTCATTGAGGACGAGCAATTAAGCGTGTCGTTTGAGATTCCGATAACACAGTCCATTGATGAATGTGACGATTATGACAATGCAGAAACCATAGAAATGAGAGGTATATAACATGGGATTATCAACAATAAATGTAGAATTTAAAGCAGCGGCACAAACCGCTGTAAAACGCAGTGCAAACGGTACAGTTGCACTGATTTTGAAGGATGAAACCAAGGAAGATACCACATACGTTTACAACAATGAGACGGAAGTGGTTAAGAGCCATTGGACATCAGACAATCTAAATTACATAAATATGGCGTTTAAAGGTTCACCCAAAAAAGTGATTATCGAAAGAATTGCCGCAGAAGGAAGTCTTGATGATGCATTGAAGCGTTTGGCAAATAAGAAGTGGAATTATCTTGCCGTTCCGTCATTACAGGACGGTGAAGTTAAGACTGTGGCAGATTGGATTATTGCACAGCGAACGGCAAAGAAACCGTTTAAGGCAGTATTACCGCATTCTGTATCAAATAACATCGGTATTATAAATTTTGATACCGATGATATAAAAATCGGCAGTAAGACCTATACGACCGCTGAATTTTGCGTATATATTGCCAGTATTATTGCCGGAACTGCACTGAATGAGAGTGTAACAGGCAAAGTCATTTCAGAAATCAACAGTATTACAGAGAGTTTAACCCCCGATGCAGATGTTGATGCCGGAAAGTTAATTTTAATCAACGATGGTGAGCAGGTCGAAATTGCACGAGGTGTGAATTCATTGACAACGGTTGGAACAAATCAGACAGAGGATATGAAGTCAATCAAGATAGTTGAAGGAATGGATCTGATTGCAGAAGACATTAGAACAACATTCAAAGAAAACTATATCGGCAGAAGTAACAGTATTGAAAACAAAGAACTGTTTATCGCCGCAGTGAATCAATATTTTGAAACACTGACAAAGGAAGGTGTGCTATATGACGGTTATGAACATTATGCAGAAATCGACATAGACGCACAAAGAGAGTATTTGGCAAGCAAAAGTGTTGACGTTGCAAATATGAGTGATGTTGCAATCAAACAAGCCAATACAGGCACATTTATGTTTATGGCGGCACATATTCAAATGCAAAACGCAGCGGAAGATTTGAAATTCGTTGTAAACATGTAATCGAGGAGGTAGACATATATGAGTAGAAAAATTTCAGCACCTAACATTATTTCCGGTACACACGGCAAGGTATGGTGGGACGATTCGGTCATTTATGAAATCTCAAGTTTTGAAGCAACACTGGATACTGACCGTGAAGATTTGAAATTCGTTGTAAACATGTAATCGAGGAGGTAGACATATATGAGTAGAAAAATTTCAGCACCTAACATTATTTCCGGTACACACGGCAAGGTATGGTGGGACGATTCGGTCATTTATGAAATTTCAAGTTTTGAAGCAACACTGGATACTGACCGTGAAGATGTCACATTTGCGGGTGATATGATCAAGGATAGCAAGTTGATGAGTGTATCGGGTACGTTCACAATGAAAGTGCGAAAGGTATTTTCACGAGGCAAGAGTTTTGCGGAAGCGTTTATGCAAGGAAAAGACCCACGTTCTACACTGATTAGTCAACTAAAAGACCCAGACGCATATGGTGGCGGATATGAAAAAATCCAACTGACTAATTGTTGGGTTGAGAGTGTACCACTAACCGGCGGTGAAAACGGTAAGGTAGTTGAAGAAGAATACAAAGGCGGTTTTACAGGATTGAAATTCCTTGCAAGCATTGAACCGATAGAACAGGATTAAACATTTTAGGAGGATATAAAAATGACAGGACAAGAAAAACATACAAGATTGACGTTGGACGAAATGATAAGACGTTCAGAGCAAGTAAAGGAAGCAAAGAACAAAAATAAAACAAAGGAATTGTACGTTGAAAGCCTTGACGGCACAATCACAATAACAAAACCAACAAGAAATCAAGTAAATGACGCAATGAATATGGATGCGTATTCAGGCGAATCGGATGCATATCTGGTGTATGAATGTGTGACAGAACCGCCACTGAAAAACAAACAACTGCAACAGGCATATGGCTGCCAAGAACCATTAGATATTCTTGACAAAATATTTGAACCGGGCGAGGTAGTGAATATTTCAAAGGCTGCATTAAGTTTTGCAGGTTATGTTGATGATAGCGTTAAGGCGGTTGAAGAACTAAAAAACTAATTGAACGCAACGGTGATTTTGAATTAATACATTACTACGTCCAACGTGGTTTTGATTGGGATAGAATTGCCGGGGCTACGGGAAATGAAAAGGCATTTTTACGAGCCAGTATGATAAAAGCATACGAAGAAGAAGCTGAAAAGATAAAAGCAATGACAGGAGGCGGTTGATGTGGCAAAAGGTAGAAACATAGGAGCAACACTGTCGTTGAAAGCCGGAAACTTCTTTGCAAATATGAAAAAAGCCCAAAATGAAAGCAATAATCTGCGTAGTACATTGAACAACACAAGCAAAAAAATTTCTGAATTGGGAGATAAAGCTAAAGTTGTTGGCAGTGCCGTTGGTAAATTGGGCAAAGGGTTAGCTATTGCCGGAACGGCAGCCGCTACCGCAGTAGGAACAATGGTAGCAAAATCAGTCAGTTCATTTGCTGATTATGAACAGCTGACAGGTGGTGTCGATACATTGTTCAAAGACAGTTCATCAGCAGTACAGAAATATGCAAATGATGCATACAAAACCGCAGGTTTGTCAGCTAATAGCTATATGGAAACAGTTACAAATTTTTCGGCATCACTGATTTCAAGTTTAAAGGGCGATACAGCAAAGGCGGCGGATTATGCAAATTCAGCGTTGGTGGATATGGCTGATAATGCGAATAAGATGGGCACGAATATGACAGACATTCAAAATGCCTATCAAGGTTTTGCAAAGCAAAATTACACCATGCTTGATAATTTAAAACTCGGTTACGGTGGCACACAAGCTGAAATGAAACGACTGCTTGGCGATGCACAGAAACTTACCGGACAGAAGTATGATATTTCATCATTTGCCGATATTACACAGGCTATTCATGCAATCCAAACGCAAATGGACATAACGGGAACAACAGCCAAAGAGGCAAGCACGACAATAAGCGGATCGTGGGGGTCACTGAAAGCGGCGTTTGAAAATACTCTTGTCGGTTTGACAACAGGCGGAGAAATGTTTGATCAGAGTTTGGATGCACTGGTTGATTCGGCTAAGACGTTCGGGCAGAATGTTATACCGGCAATAACGGGTGCGTTAAGTGGCGTAGGTTCGTTAATTGAGAGTTTGGCTCCTGTAATTGTAGCAGAACTTCCGTCAATGGTATCCGATATACTTCCACACCTTGTTTCAGCCACAAAGAGTTTGGTTACCGGTTTAATCAGCCAATTACCTGCATTGGGAAAGGCTGTTTTAGATGCAATACCATCAATTTTTGACGGTATGACAGATGTAATCGGTGAAAGTTCTGTAGGAAAATTAAAAGGGTCGTTTGAGGGACTGAAAAATACCATAACTGATACATTTTCAAACATTGGACCAATGCTTAAAGATTTCTGTGAGGGAGGTATATCAACATTCTGTGACGCATTATCTACGGCTATGGATTTAGCCAGTGGAGCTATATCGGTAATTGAGGCATTATCTCCGGTAATAGGAGCAGTTGCAGGGGCGATAATCACATACAAAGGTGCAGTTTTGTTGTGGAATGCAGCTGAAACGGCTAAAAATGTTGTTATGGGTATTTCAACAGCCGCACAATGGGCGTTAAATGTAGCTATGACAGCAAATCCGATTGGTATTGTCATTGTGGCTATCGGTGCATTGGTAGGGGCGTTTATTGTATTGTGGAATAAGTCCGAAGGATTCCGAAATTTTTGGATCAACCTATGGGAAAAAGTTAAAGCGATTGTTACAAGTGCATGGGAAGGAATAAAAGCCGGATTTGAAAAGATAAAAAACGGAATATCAGCAGTCAAAGAAAAAGTGTCGACAATGTGGAACGGAGTCAAAGAAAAAACGTCAGAATTATGGGGCGGTGTAAAAAATGCTGTATCGGAAAAACTGAACAACATAAAAAGTGCATATGACGCACACGGCGGTGGACTGAAAGGTGCTACATTTGCGGCAATAGAGGGTGTCAAGGAATACTACAGGACAGGCTATGACGCAATTAATCAATTAACAGGCGGTAAGCTTGGTGAGGTTGTCAATGCAGTCGGTGAGAAGATGGAAGTCGTAAAAAGTAAATTCAGCGAAGCGTTTGGAAATGTGAAAAACACCGTAATGACTATTTTTGAAAACATAAAAAACGGCATTGTTGAAAAGATTACGGCGGCAGTTGACACAGTTAAAAATGTGTTCACTAAAATTTCTGATACTGTATCATCTGTATGGGACAAAATAAAAAGCCTGCTGAAAGCACCAAAGATTGTGCAGACAGGAACTGTTACGGTGATGGGGGTTGATACACCTATTCCAAAATTCGGATTGGATTGGAACGCCAAGGGCGGTATTATGACACGTCCAACTGCATTTGGATTTGCAAACGGCAAGATTCAAATGGGTGGCGAAGCAGGGGCTGAGGCGATACTTCCACTTTCGGCATTTTGGCGAAATTTGCAGGCATACACCGAAAACAGTCAAAAGAAAAGTCAGGGAAACAATGATATTAATATAAACGTCACCATTAATGCAGAAAATGCGAACGAAGAAGAAATGGCGGCACGATTTATAAATATAGTTGTACCTGAAATAAAACGACAGTATGCAATTTTATAAAGGAGTGAGGGAAATTGTTAGATTTTTACCTAAGCGTAAATAACAGCGAGGAGGTAGTGCATATTCCTGTCACTCCTTCCTCTTTTTCTGTGACAAATTCACAGTCGACAGAAACATTTGAATCAGCCGGATATGGCTGGATTAAAATTATAGGAAATACCGAATTGCGAGGTATTTCGTGGGACGGAATATTCCCTGTTCATGACTATCCGTTCAGACGTGATGCGTCAATGGACGGTCAAGAATACTACGAAAAATTAAAATCGTGGCAAAAACGAAAATTGCCTGTTCGTTTAGTGATTACATCAACCGGTTTTGCAAACATCAGCATAAATATGGCTGTAGCCATAGAAAAATTAGATTTTGATGTTGGCACAACAGGTGATTTGGATTATTCTATCGAATTGGGCGAAGTAGAGCTGTTAAATGACACGGAGGATACAAATATGGCACAGTTAGATGATTTGGCGGCAAGAATGGACGCAGTCGAAAAACGGCTGGATTCATTGGAAAATGAAAAAATCTATAACTATATGGATGATAATATGCCTGATTGGGCAAAACCTACGATCCAAAAATTAATGGATAGGGGTTATTTGAACGGCACCGGTGATAATGAACTGGGATTGACTATGGACATCATCAGAATGTGCGTGATGATAGATAATGCAAACGGTTTTGAGGGTTATACCGTTGACAGTTTTCCTGATTGGGCTGCACCAACGATTGAAAAAATCAGTAAAAAAGGTTATTTGTCCGGTATTGATGATGACGATTTGGGACTGACAAAGAATATGATTCGCATATTAGTTATTTTAGACAAAGCCGGAGTGTTTGGTGATTAAATATGGCAAGTGGACAGGATTTAGTTAAAATTGCACAGGCTGAAAGCGGCACAAAGGAAAACGGAACGAACAACGTCAAATATAATACATGGTTTTACGGACACGAAGTAGACGGAAGTAATTATCCGTGGTGTGCGGTATTTGTTTCGTGGTGTGCGGATAAAGCAGGCATTACAACAGACATAATGCCTAAAACGGCAAGTGCCGGTTATTTTGCACATTATGCGAATCAGGGACATGGTGAGGTTTTTACCAATAAAAATCCCGAAGCAGGTGATTTGTTTTTAATAAATTACAACGGTTCGGATTGGGCGAATCATGTAGGTATAGTTGCATCGTGTGACGGTTCTAATATCACAACGATTGAAGGCAATTCATCCGATATGGTTCGATCCAGAACGTTATCAATGTCCGGATTGACGTTTGTTCATTTTAATTTGGATAGCAGTAGCGGAATGACTGCCGCTTGGACGGCGCGAGAAGTACCGAATATCGGCAGGGATTTAGCCACAAAAGCATATATGGCATATCAGTTATACACTGATAAATCATCAGGCGGATATAGCTATTTATGGGGCAGTAATTCGACAACTGCAAATGGTGGACTACGAAAATACAAAGAATTCTATTGTGTAGCAATGGGTTCATACTACGGTCCGGACGGAACATTTATCAAAGTGGAATTTGATGACGGCAAGACGATTTATTGCGTAAAGGCTGACGAAAAAAAAGACAGTGAAACAGACAGCAAACATATGTATCACGACTATCCGTTTGACCGTAATGTATTGGAATTCATTATTGACAGAACAGTTGTGCGAAATAATGATGAATTTACATCAGCATTAAATGCTGCCGGCATAAACCGCTCAGCACGAATCAAGGCAATATGGACTTCGGACAGTGAGCCAACCTACGGCGGTGCAGGAAGCACAACGGCAGAAAATGAAAAAGAATATCATTTTATCGACACAAATGAGAAAATTTCCATACATCCGACAATATTCAAACAAACACCTATGCAGTGTGACCGCCATAATGGCGGTTTAACGGTGCTATGCAATGATATTGATATATCATCATATGTGGGCGATATATCGTGGCAAAATACTAAGGATACGCTTGCAACGCTGTTTAGTTTCAGTGTACCAAAGGCAGGTGACATGAAGTACATTAATATGTACAAACCGCAAGAGGGCGATATTATTCGTTATAGCGGCGGTACACAAGAAGATTTTAGGGGTGTAATTATCGAAGTTGATGACGGCGATAATTACGTTAATAAATATGTTGCCGGTGATGTGGGACAGTATCTGAACAAAACCAGTGATACATATCAATTCACTGCGATGCGTGCTGACGATTGCATTAAAAAAATATGCGGTGATTTATGTATTCCTATTGTGATGATACCGGAATTACCGTTATTGATTACACAAATTTATGTGGACAAGGCGGTATCAGATGTTATTGCTGACATACTGACACTGTGCGGTGGTGTACATAATTTTGATTTTGTTCCTGACGGCATCAGAATTTATAATTGTGCGGATATGGTTGCAAATCCACAATTCAGAATATCGTCAAACACCGAATTGAAAGATTCAATAAAGTATATCGGAAACGTTGAGCATAAAACCAGTATCGAGGACAGAAAAACAAGTGTAAAGGTTATTTCGGATACAGATGTTTTAACAACGCTGAAAGATGAAAACAGTATTGCACAATTCGGTTTTTTGCAAGAAGTTATCAAAGTCGGTGAAAATGAAGACGCAAAAGACGTGGCAAAAAACAAGTTGTCGGAGCTGAACACTACGAGCGAAACATATTCCGGTGAAATTATTGAAGAACTGAACAGTTATACCAGAGCCGGAAGCGTTATCGCTATCGGTGATGAAAAATATTTGATAAATAGCAGTCAGCACAGTATAAAACAAGGTGTGCATTATAATAAATTAGATTTGGAGCGATTATGATATGAATAACGGATACACAGAATTGGCGAAAATGCTGAAAAATTTAAACAAGGGTGAAACCTATGGTCCTGTATTCGGCAGAATAACGCAATTACCGGATTTAATTATAACACGCAGTAACAATATACAACTGACAAAAAATCACGTTGTAAGCATTGTAAATCTGTATGAACGTGATGCCGAAGGAAGATATATTCACAACGGCAAGAAAGTTGTCCTGTTACCGTATAACAACGATAACAGTTATATTGTGTTGGGGGTGATACAAGATGGCTGATTATGTTACGACAGAACCGGCATTTGATTTTGAGCGTGGTGATTTTGTTATTATAAACGGTCGTCCGAAAATGGTTGTCGGTATGGATCGACTACGAAGTTGGATAAGCAAAGTGCTACGAACACAAAAAGGACGGTACAAGATATATAACGGAACATCATACGGAACGAGAATTAAAGATACATTTGTAGGTAAAACATTCACGCATGACTATATGCTATCTGAAATTCAGCGAGAAATTACTGAAAATTTAGAGAAAAACAAGGATATTGTCAGTGTGGACGGTTTTTCGGCAAAAGTAGACGGAACGCATTTAACAGTTGAATTTACTGTTACAACAGTGTACGGAACAACGGATTTGAAGGAGGCACTATAATGGCAGAAACAATAACATCTATAACGGAACGTCTTCTGGCAGAGGTGCCGGAACAATACGATACAACCGAAGGTACATACACATATGACATTGAAAAATCTGTTGCAGTCGAATTTGACAACGCATACGACCAATTAGAAATGGTACGGAAACAATCGCACGTTTCTACTGCCAGCGGTACATATTTAGAAAAATGCGTTGCCTGTTACGGACTGCAACGCAAAATTGCAACATATGCTATCGGATCGGTGACAGTTACAGGAACAATGGGAACGATATTGCCTGCTGGAAGTAAAGTGGCGGCAGGCAATGTTATGTTTACGATAAACGATACTGTAACTGTCGGTGAAGACGGCACTGCATCAGCACCGGTTATATGTGATACTGCCGGAACACAGGGGAATGTATTAGCCGGATATATAAATCGTTTCCCTGTCACAATAAATGGATTGACGAAAATAACAAACACACACGCCACAACGGGGGGCAGTGACGAAGAAACGGACGCAGAACTGCGTGAACGCTACAAAGAATATGTTTCACGACCGATAACAAGTGGTAACAAATATCAATATATCACATGGGCAAAGTCTGTTCCGGGTGTTGGTGAAGCAAAGTGTATTCCATTATGGAATGGTCCGGGAACAGTCAAAGTTGTAATTGTTGACGCTGATAACCAAGTAGCACCTATAGAGCTGATACAGAAAGTGCAAAAATTTATTGATGATGTCAAGCCAATCGGAGCAACGTTGACGGTTTCAACAGCAGAAGAAATTACAATCAATATATCTTGCAAAGTAGATATGTCAGCAGATGTTAAGAATGAAATAGAAAAAAGTATTGTCGAATATCTATCAGATGTATCATTTACGAATGGCTATGTATCATATGCGAAAATAGGACAGGCTATTTTGGATGTGAATGGTGTCAATGACTATACTGATTTGACTGTAAACGGTGATAATAAAAATATCCCAATAGCTGGCACACAACTTGCAGTATTGGGGGTAGTAGACTATGATTAACATTCAGCAATTACTGCCGAAATACTACCGTAAATCACGATATGTAAATGGGTTGTTAAATCCTATCAATGCAGAATTTGAAAAATTCTACGCTGATATGAACATATTTTTGAAAAATATGTCTATTGATGATGCAGATATAGACGGTATACGTGATTTTGAAAACGATTTTTTTATTCCACTATCAGATGATGAAATAGAATTGAGACGGAGCAGAGTTAAAGCTAGATATTTACACCCTGCGACGACAACGTTTGATAATTTGAAAAACATTGTCACTTCATTTGACAACAATGCCACAGTGACAGAACGACCGTCGGAGTATACGGTTGTAATAGCGGGGTTTGAAACATCGCTGTTACAGGATATTGCTGAAAGCGTTAATGAAATTAAACCTGCACATATCGCAATAACGTACAATTCACACGATGTTAAAGTAGGTAAAATACAGGAATATGTTTCTACACATGTCGTGGCAGATAGTACGATTGAAACTGTGGAATGTGTGAAATATGCCACATACGACATATTGAAAAATCAAACATATGAAACACTACAGAATTACACATATGCTGAAATTCTGCAACGGGAGGGATATTAATGGCTGAAACAATCGGTAGTTTTTCAAAAATTCAATATACTGCAAAGGGATTGATGTTGGAAAGTAAATTAAAAACGGGAAAACCATTGAAAATAACCAGAGCGGTTATTGGTTCTGGTATTTTATGCGAAGGCGAATCAGTTGCAACACTGACAGCACTGAAATCGGAAATCCCATCACACCAAACGGGAACAACATCATCGACTGCAACAGTTGATATAGTCAATGTTGACGTAATATCGGCAGGAACAGTGAGTATTCGTATCAGAATCAAAAATGGTGATATGGATTTCTATTTGCATGAAATCGGCATTATGGCAGAAGACCCCGATGAAGGTGAGATACTTTATATGTATACGAGATGTGATGATAATGCACAGGGCTTTCCAAAATTTACAGGAGCAAATAATGTTTACAGAACTATTGATTTTCTGAATATTATAACGGAATCGTCATCGGTCAAAGTTGATGTCACATTAAATGCCGAAGTGACATTTGATGTGTTTAATTCAAAAATAGCTGAAATGAATAATAAAATTGAGCAGTTAAAAGCAATCAAGAAAATTGACTTGAAATACACTATAGGTCAAGGTCATGATGGCTATAATGTAGCTGTAACACCGACGGTTAATTATTGCGATAGAGGAAAACTAACAGGTACTATAATCTATCCAGTGCAAGAAATGGATAAGGGTTATGTTTATATCGGCTATGATTATAATACAAACAATATATTTTTGGATTGCGGTGCATCAGTATCGGGTAAGTTTCCGGCTAGACCGAATGGAGTATTAGTGGCACTCACCCTTTCCGATAGTTCGGATTGCGGTGATTTTGAATATCACAGATTAATCCGAAAAGATGATGACGGCAATGCCGAAGTTGTACAGTGAGGTGATGAACCATGGCAAAAATAACGAAAAAGGGATTTAAGAAAATTGACTATACGGATATTGCGGACGTTCCAAAGGCAATAAATGACAACATTGATAATGTCGAAAGTATTATTGATGATTTAGAAAAACCAACATTTGAAACGGCTACAAACCGCAGTAATATCGTATCGGGGGAAACAATCAGCGTGTTGTTCGGTAAGATAAAAAAGTTTTTCACAGACCTAAAAACGGTAGCGTTTACAGGTTCATATACTGACCTGTCAAATAAACCAACGTCAATGCAAAATCCTAATTCATTGACATTGACAATGAACGGCTCAGCAACGAGCTATAACGGTTCGGCAACGGCAAGAAAGTCGTGGTATGCACCAACGAGTGTGGGAACGGCAGGGTATAGCTTGATAGGTAGCGGAAGTGGTGCACCGGTATGGAAACAACCACCTTATGCGGTATGCGGCGACAGTCCATCAATAAGCGATAGAAGAGTGAGCATAACAAATTTTAAATTGGTAACAGGTGCAAGGGTTTTAGTAAAGTTTAGCTATCCGTATGCAAGCACAGCTACTACAGTTACTTTGAATGTAAACGGAACCGGTGCAAAAACAATAAAATTAAGAGATGCAGTGCCATCTACAACAAATACTTGGGAGTCTAACGAAATTGTTGAATTTTTGTATGACGGAAGTTATTGGGTAGCTATTTCATCTGATAAACAGGGTGTTTCTAATAAACCGTCCGTTATCACAGTAGGTTCATCAATAACGACACGATACTGTGATTTTAAATGTACGGGAACCAACGACCAAACAATTATTCAGAAGGCAATAAACACTCTAACTGCAGGAGGAAAAATTATTCTTTTAGAAGGTACATATAATTTTTCAAACGGTATTTCGCATAAAAATGATGTGGTAATCGAGGGACAAGGTAAAGGAATTACCATAATCAATGAAACCTTTCCTCAGATGATCTCTAAGATGTCAAATACAAGTGCAACGTTGGCAATCAGAAACATGAGTATCAACTTTGCTGTTGATGGCAGCTCAGGACCGGATACCGGTGCTTTTAACAATTATACATCTTTGGAGTTTGATAATTGTTCAATTACATATGCAAATAAACTACACAGCAGAGATTCATTGTTTAAAAACTGTAATGTAAGGTTAAACAATAGCCAAATAACAGTAACATTGCCGGCAGATAGATTTGATAGTAGCCACGTTTGTTGGTGGGTATTCAGGGAGTGTACTGTAGAACTTACCAACACGGGCATTTTATTTCCGAGTGGTAGTAACAATACTCTTAGCAACGGTGTTTTCTATGCGTGCAACGGTACTATGTTTGGTGGATTTATACAGCATATAGGTACGACTATAAGCAGTACACATAGCTATGTCGAATCATTCTCAGCAATTTCTTTTGTAGGCACACAAATTGAATGCAGAAGATTTAGTCAATCAGAAACGACAACAGGTGATTTTAATACACTTAGTAATTGCCGTATTAAAATATTACAAGCGTCAGGTTATTTTAACGCCTCACACATAAGCCATTGTGATTTTTACATTTCAGGAGCGATAATTTTCTGTGCGTACTGTATGGCATCAAACAGCAAATTATGGTTTTCGGCAGCAAGTTTGGCTACATTACGAAATTATTGCTACTTTGAGGCGTGTTACGTGAATCAATCGACTTGGATAAGCTCACAAGGAACAGGTGTATCAACTACTGATACAAAAACAGGAATAAGCATAACAGCACCGTCTTTCAGAAGTGTAAGTTAATTGGGAGGAGCAACTATGAATATAAGTGAATTTTTTAGAATCACACCTGACAATATTGTACAGTGTGTAAATTATATCGTGACTTTAAAGACCTTGAAGTCAGTAAAATACTTAAATGAGGGCTATGATGATCCTGATAACTTTGATTTGAATTTTGAATATTTTTTGAATGAAGAGGAATCCGACAGTTACAAAACAGATTATGTTGACAAACATAAACTGTTAAGTATTCAAAATGTAGAAAAGTTGAATAATCCATATACTTGGATGGAGGGTATAAAGCTAAGAACGGATGACCCGTACACTGAATTGGCTGAAATAGTCAAGTATGGCAGTAAAGAAGCATATGAGGCGTCATTGCCGGAGGCACAAGATGAATTTAATCTTGATATGGATTACAGAATGTCTAAGATGGAATTAGGATTATAAAGAGGAGGAAATATCAATGACATATGGATATTGTAAAAAAATAATTGCAAGTGGTAGATATGATAAGGATTCAATGAAGGATAAACTTGACGTGTTTCTTCTTGCAGAACGTATTACTGATGATGAATACAAAGAATTAATGCAGATGATGTTGATGTAGATTGCGGAACTGAAAGCAGGTATCGAAAGTGAGTAAAGCACTGATAAAAAATGTTAAAAAAGGTTATTTGCAAAGAAAAGCATTTAGATATATTCGTCAAAGCGGGATATATCACAGAGAACGAGAAAAAAGAAATTATGGAGGGTTAATTTATGGATAAAATTTTTAATTGGACGAGTACAGTTATAGGAATTGTGGGCGGCTTTTTTGCCGCTCTATTCGGCAAGTGGGACAGTATCTTGTGGGCATTGTTAGTCATTATGGTGTTGGACTATTTAACCGGTATTATCAAGGCAATCTACACAAAAACAATGTCGAGTGAGATTGGTTTTAAAGGACTGCTCAAAAAGATTACTATATTAATTATAGTAGCGTTATCAAACGTCTTGCAACAGATTACAGGTGATAACGTCGCAATTCGTGAGATTGTTATTATGTTCTACATAGCAAATGAGGGTATAAGCGTGTTGGAGAATGTGGCGGTAATTTACCCGCGAATGCCACAAAAGTTGAAAGATATATTACTGCAATTACGCGGTGAAGATGATACGGAGGAATAAGTATGGATATTCAAATCAAACAGGGTCCGCAGTGCCACCCGTCCAACTGTTATACATATAGGAATGGCGATATTAAATATATCGTCATTCATTTTACG